GCGGCCTCGGGATCGAAAGCCTGTCACCGGCCGAAGAGCGCGAGCGACTCGATAGGCTGGAGGACGCGCTCGCACAGGTCTTTCTGTTCGCGGCGCAACTGAACGCGGCTGCTGTGCTCGACGTGTATTCGGACTGGCAGCGGATGATCGACATCTACCCGACCGACGCAGGAGACGAGTGATGCGCATCAACCTGCCCAAGACCAAGCAGATCAAGATCATCGAGAAGCGCATGCGCGTCTACCACGGCTACGCCTTCCCGGCGAAGCTGCGGATCGAGATCCGGTCGAACCAGTCGCCCATCGAGTATCTGGGGACGCTGGTGCACGAGCTGTTGCACATCGCCTTCCCCGACATGAGCGAGACGAAGATCGACGCCATCGCGCGGATGATTACCTACCACCTGTGGCGGCAGGGCTACCGGCGCAAGGGGAAGTCGCAGCGGCATCGCTACTCAAGGAAGCGCACGCCTGCCGACGAGGAAAGTTGACAACGAATTGCCAACCGAGTAGTGGTGCGTCCCGCTCTTTGCCGGACGGCTACAGTTTGCAGCGCATGAGAGTGAGAGAGCAATCGGATGCGAGCGTGCGTTGCTGAGGGGCTGTGGTCGTCCGGCGACTTCTAACCGCATTCGCGGCGCGTGCCGCACCGGATCGCAACGCAGCCAGCGGTTTCTTCGTGACGTTGGTTGTGGGGGCGCGGTCCGGCTTTTCTTCGGTTCTGTCGCGGCGTGAGCTGCGAGCCGAACAGCGCCAGGGGCAGACCGGGGCGGCGAACTCCTGGCGCATCTTTACACCCGGCGTCGGGCTGTGGCCGTCTGACCAACGGCACTTCAGCTTCTGACCGCACAGCCCGACGCCGTTCTTCCTCGAGCAACCCATGCGCCCATGCCGTCGAGCCTGCCTGCTATGCCCAGGCGACCTGTCCTGCGCACCAGGAATGTCCAACCCCATCTGGTGCTGGGTAGCACTGGCCTGCTTGTTCTTGCCGTGGGCGGCCGTCGTGGTGATGTTCCTGCGTTGGAAAAGTTGAGAAGAAGTTGACACGGAGCGCACGAGGAATACCGTGCCGCTCGTCCGCACTTCGCGGACCTACTACTCAAGACAACGACATGAACCTCAACGACATCATCCGCAACGCTCGCAAGGCTCCCCGCATCGTCCTCTACGGCGTCCCCGGCATCGGCAAGACCACCCTGGCCGCCTGCGCCGACAGCCCGATCTTCATCCAGACCGAGGACGGTCTGGGCAACATCGACGCGCCTGCCTTCCCGAAGGCGACCAGCTACAAGCAGGTGCTCGCCGCGATGGCCGCTCTGATCAACGAGGAGAACGAGTTCCGCACCGTGGTCCTCGACTCCCTCGACGCGCTCGAACCGATGCTCTGGCAGCACGTCTGCGACGAGAACGGCAAGCGCAACATCGAGGACTTCGGCTTCGGCAAGGGCTACGTCTACGCCGCAGCCGAGTGGCGTCGCCTGCTGTCCGGCTTCGACATGCTGCGCGACCACGGCAAGACGGTCGTGCTGATCGGCCACAGCCAGGTCGTGCGCTTCGAGTCGCCCGAGGTCGATGCCTACGACCGCTACCAGCTTCGCCTGCACAAGCACGCCGAGAGCTGCGTGGTCGACTGGGCCGACGCGGTGCTCTTCGCCAACTACAAGGTCACGGCCGTGACGAGCGGCGACCGCAAGCGTGGCCTGGGCGATGGCTCGCGCGTCCTGCTGACCACCGAGCGCCCGGCTTACCGCGCCAAGAACCGCTACGGCTTGGCCGACTCGATCCCCATTCCGTCAGGTGACCCGTCGGTCGCTTGGCAGAACATCATGAACGCCGTCATCGGATGATGGCACAACCTCAACACCTAGCAACACGAGAGAACTGAACATGGCAAACCTCAACTTCGACGCTTCCAAGATCGAGACCAACAGCTACCAGCCGCTCCCGGATGGCTGGTATCCCGTCGCCATCGTCGAGGCCGACATGGTCCGCACGAAGGACGGATCGAACGAATACCTGAAGCTGTGCTACGAGATCACCGGCCCGGAATACACGGGCCGCAAGGTCTTCGACGGGCTGAACATCAACCACGCCAACCAGACGCCGCGCGAGATCGCGCAGCGCAACCTGGCGTCGATCTGCAAGGCCATCGGTCTGCTGCAGGTCCGCGACACCGACCAGCTCGTCGGCGCGCAGCTGCTGGTCAAGCTCAAGGCCGAACCGGCCAACGACCGCTACGAGGCGCGCAACCGCGTTCTTGCCTATAAGGCGTCGAACCAAGCGTCCGCGCCGGTCGCAGCGCCTGTGGCTCCTGCTGCGGCACCGAAGAAGGCTCCGTGGCAGCGGTGAACATCCTCCCTGGCGTTGACTGCTGACGCCGCGGCCCGCTCGCTCGGACATGGCGGGCGGGCCGTTTTCATGTCCACCATGTCCTTCCCTGGGAGGGGAACATGTTCCAGCTTCGCAAGTATCAGCAGGAGAGCATCGACGCGACGTTCGCGTGGATGGAGAAGAACAACGGCAACCCGCTCATCGTGTTGCCAACCGGTGCGGGCAAGTCGCTCGTGCTCGCCGGCATCATCAAGCAGGCGCTCGAAGGATGGCCGAAGACGCGCATCCTGGTCGTGACGCACGTCAAGGAGCTCATCGAGCAGAACTACGCGCAGATGCTGCGCATGTGGCCCGAGTGCCCGGCAGGCATCTACAGCGCAGGCGTCGGCCGCCGCGAGACCGAGGCGCAGGTCCTCTTCTGCGGCATCCAGTCAGTCTACGGCAAGGCGGCGCAGCTCGGGTGGGCCGACCTGGTGCTGATCGACGAGGCGCACTTGGTGCCGCGTGATGGCTTCGGCATGTATCTGACGCTGATCGGTGACCTCGGCAGCATGAACAACTCGCTGCGCGTCATCGGACTCACCGCGACGCCATACCGCACCGACAGCGGCAGGCTCGACACCGGCGACAACCGCATCTTCCACGGCATCAGCTACGACGCCGGGCTCGTGCAGCTCATCAAGGACGGCTACCTGTCGCGCACGGTGGCGAAGGCGACGAAGTCCGAGATCGACACGACGGGCGTCCACCGCGTCGGCGGCGAGTTCGTCGCACGCGAGCTCGAGGACGCGGCCATGTCGGGCGAGCTCGTCAGCTCGTCCGTCCGCGAGATTCTCGCGCGCGGTCAGGACCGCAAGGCGTGGCTCGTCTTCTGCTGCGGCATCAAGCACGCCGAAGCCGTGGCCGACGAGCTGCAGAACAACGGCATCAACGTCGCCACCGTGTTCGGCGACACCGACAAGGCGCAGCGGTCGCTCGTGGTCGAGCGGTTCAAGCGCGGCGACCTCCGCTGCATCGTCAACGTCAACGTGCTCACGACGGGATTCGATGCGCCGCACGTAGACCTGATCGCGGTGCTGCGGCCGACGTGCTCGCCGGGCTTGTTCGTGCAGATGGCAGGCCGTGGCTTCCGCCTGGCACAAGGAAAGTCCGACTGCTTGCTGCTCGACTTCGGCGGGAACTTCCAGCGCCATGGTCCGCTGGATGACATCCGGCACAAGGAGAGCAAGGGCACCGCGACTGGCGAGCCACCGGTCAAGAAGTGCCCGCGTTGCGAGTCGTTCGTGGCGACAGCTGCGCTGGAGTGCCCAGACTGCGGCTACGTCTTCCCGCCGCGCGAGATCACGCACGACGAACGGCCGGCCGAGGTCGAGGCCATCGCCGGTCTTGCAGCGAAGAAGATCATCGAGACCTTCCATGTGCGCGTCTACGAATACCGTCGGCACCAGTCGCAGAAGAAGCCGCTGCCGACGCTGCGCGCGATCTACCGCACCGACGAACAGGTGCCGCAGGAGTTCAGCGAGTGGGTTTGCTTCGAGCATGAAGGATGGGCGCGCATCAAGGCCGAGCGGTGGTGGAAGAACCACGGCGGCCTCGATCCGGTGCCTGACACCGTCGACGATGCTCTCATCCGTGCGATCGAGCTGCTGGCTCCGTGCGAGGTCAAGGTCAAGCTCGGCGGAGAGTGGCCTGAAGTCGTAGCTGTCAGCTGCAAGCTGGAACCTGGGCAGAGCGAACCTGATGCTGGCGACGCTCCGTCGACTGTCGACTACTCGGAGATCCCCTTCTGATGTTCGCCTCTCCACTCGACGCGGCGCTGCGTTACGCCGCGCGCGGCTGGTTCGTCTTCCCAGTCCGCGCCAACAAGCACCCGTTCACTGACCACGGCCACAAGGACGCCACGACCGACGCGACGCAGATCGCGCGCTGGTGGGCGCAGTGGCCGGATGCCCAAGTCGGCGTCAGCTGCGAGCCGAGCTGCGTCGCCGTCATCGACCTTGACTACGACCCGACGAAGGCCAAGGACGGACCCGCAGCATGGGCCGTTGTGCTGCAGGATCACGGCGGCCGTGACCAGTGCGGCCTGATCGCTACGACACCCCGCGGTGGCCGCCACCTGTTCTACCGCATGCCGGAAGGCGGCGTCGGCTCGCGCGTCGACGTGTTGCCGAAGTCCGGCATCGACGTTCGCGCGGTCGGTGGCTACGTCATCGTGCCGTCGCCTGCTTCGCCTGGCCGAGACTGGAGGACCGGCGATCCGTTCGACGTGGATACGGACGGCGTCGGCGACTGCGAGGCGATGCCGCAGTGGATCTGCGACTTCGTCGGCGGCACCAGGACGCGGTCGAGCTCGTCCGCCGGCGGAGAGTCCACGGCGCCGATGTGGCTCGACGAGCCGACGGTCCGCTCGATCAAGGACGCGCTGTCGCACCTGGACAACGACCCGCACGACGTGTGGCTGCAGGTCGGCATGGCGCTCAAGTCGACCGGAGCCCAGGACCAAGCCTACGACCTGTGGTGCGAGTGGTCGCAGAGCTCTCCGAAGTTCCAGCCGAAGGCGCAGCGTCGCCGCTGGAACTCGTTCAAGGAGTTCCGGTGGGACGGCTCCGAGATCACCATCGGCACCCTCTACTACCTGGCGCGCGAGGCCGGGTGGACGCCGTCTATCGTCCAGGAGCTGCTCGGCGATGTCGCCCTCGAGGCAGCCATGGCACAGCCGACCGAGCAACCGCGCCGTCCGTTCCCGCTGCACTTGCTCGAGGTGCCTGGCCTCATCGGCGACATGGTGAGCTACTACCTGTCGAGCTCGCCACGTCGGCAACCGGCGCTGTGCCTTGGCTCGGTCATCACTTGCCTCGGCGCACTGCTCGGCCGGCGAGTCCAGACGCCGAGCGGGATGCGGACCAACATCTACGCGCTCGGCATCGCCGAGACCGGAGCGGGCAAGAACGTCAGCCTGCGCGCACCGGTCCGGCTGTTCGCGCTCGCCGGCCTGGCGCACTGGATCGGCAGCTCAGAGTGGAAATCCGACTCCGGCCTGCGCGCGTCGCTCGTCGACGAGATGACCAGGTCGCAGGTCTGCCTGATCGACGAGTTCACCAAGTTTTTGGCGGCGGTGAGCTCGCCCAACGCAGGCGGCCACCAGATGATGATCAAACGCGCGCTGCTAGAGCTGTTCAGCTGCGCGAACTCGACGTGGCTGCCAGCCAGCTACGCCGACCGCAGGCTGAACGCGCCGACGCCCATCGAGGAACCCAACCTGTGCTTCTGGGGCACCGGCGTGCCGTCCGAGCTATTCTCCTCGGTCGACAGCTCGGCAGTGACCGACGGCTTCCTGAACCGCATCCTGGTGTTCTGCTCGGATGACGGCCTGCCGCAACGCCAGCGCATCCAGGCGGGCGATCCGCCAAACTTCCTGGTCGAAGGACTCAAGGACTTGGAGCGCCGGACCCGCCGCGTCGGCAACTTGCACGGGGTCTGCCGCGTCGTTTCGCTTGTAGAGGCCGCAGAAGCCCGTCTGGACGCGATCTTTGACCGGAACGACCAACGGATCAGGGAACTGCGACGGAGCAAGCAGGCGGCCTTGGCGGACCTTTGGGTGCGTTTCGGAGAGCACGTCGAGAAGCTGGCGCTGATCCGGGCCGTCAGCAGGGCTCCAGAGGGACAGATCGAGCTGGCCGATCTAGAGTGGGCCGAGGAGCTCGTCGCCTGGTGCATCGAGCGCACCATCCTCGAGGCGAAGAGCAGGCTCGCCGACAACGCCATCGAAGGTGCCCACCTGCGCGTGCTCCGGCTCATCCGCGACTGCGGCCGCGATGGGATCTCTCAAGCCGACCTCGGTAAGGCCACCCGCTGGATGCGACGCTCCGAACGCAAGGATGTCCTCGCATCGCTCATCGAAGCCGAGGAGGTCATCGTGGCCGAGATAGCCACCACCGGCGGCCGACCCCGTCACCAGATCGTCGCGCGCGAGTTCGCGGCAGAAAGGTAGCCTGCACAAAAGGGTCTGCACAAAAGGTAGCCAGCGGATCCAACTGCGGCGCATGGGGTTACGAAAGAAAACTCCATGCGCCGCACCCTTTTGTGCAACACGAAAGGAGTGTAGTAGGGAGAAGAGGCTGTGGAAAGTCTGCGGGAAGAGGAGGGAGGGGGTATGTACTTAAGTACTATAAGTACTACTAGTACTAACTATACTAGTATAGACACTAGACTTACGACGCCGGACTTTTGGACAAACTGCCTTGCACAAAAGCCCCCCAAAAGACACAAAAGCCCCCCCATGGCGACCATCGACCTCTGGATGAACCAATGCCTAACCTGTGGCACGAACAACCCGAGCCCGGCCAAGCAGAAGCCGAGCATGTGCTCAGGCTGTGGGCAGCAGCTCGTGACTGCTACGGCGACATGGGCCGAGCTCAACGAGCGCGAGATAGTGTTCTACCGGGCCGAGAAGGCGGCCCTGGACAAGTGGAAGGCTAGCGCCGGACGCTGACTCGGCCGGCTTCCCAGGCAGCCATCACCTCGTCGAGCTGCACGCCAAGCCAGGCGGCCAACCCTTCGGCCTTCCATGCCCATGGTCTTCGCTCGCCACGGCACCAGGCATAGACAGTGTTCGGCGACAACCGCAGCTGTCGCGCCGCGCCGCACTGAGTGTAGCCCTTGGCGGCGATCATCGAGGCGAGCGTCGTCCTCTGCTTGGTGGAACTTCTAGACATCGGCACTAGCTATAGCGGTAGCGCAACTTCGTAGCAACTTGGGCAGGATGAAAAGAAGAAAGGAAGTTGACACTGAGCGACGAAACTCTAGCGTCCCAGCATGTCCACCAACCACCTACACGTACAAGTCACCGAGGCGCTCGTCCGCCTCATCACCAAACTCTGGGACGACGGGTTCGGCCTGTCGCATGAAGGCATCGCTCGCGATCTGCGCATGAACATCGGCTGCAACATCACGGTCGACCGCGTGCGCGAGATCTGCGACCAGGTGTCGCCGGTCCGCATCATTGACTGGAAGGTCTACGCAGCACGCGCTGACCACGACAGTTTCCAGTTCAACGGCTGCGAGGAGGGTCTGTGATGGATCTCAAGCACACGAAGCGCATCGTCGACTGCCTCACGCCGCGCGACCCTCTCGGCCTGTGGGGCCTGGAGGCCGTGGCGAAGCAGCTGGGCATGGAGTCCGTCGCCTTGGAGGCCAGAGAGGCAGCGGATCACCTGTTCGCCATCAACCAGAAGATGCTCGAGCTGTCTCGCGAGCGCGACGCCATCATCGACCGCACGGTCAGCATCCGACCGATGATCCTGACCGAGATCGAACACCGCTTGCAAAACTTGCAAAGCGAATGCAACGGTTACAAAAGGTGCTGCGAGTGAGCACCATCCCAGTCGACTGCCTCGATGCGCACTGGTGGGAGATGGAGCAGGCATCCTTGCGCACCGTCGCTCGCCGGCCTGAGCTCGCCATCGAGCCGCACGAGCGATACGCGCTCATCGCCATCCACCGTGGCTACGACTGGCCGGTCGATCTCAACGTCATGGACGAGCTCGACAGGCACGGCGCTGTCACTTGCACGCGCTGCGACGGTCACGGTGGCTACAACCTGCGACTGTCCGTCCTGTGCGGTTACCACTGGGCCGTCTGCTGGCGCTGCGCTGGCTACGGGAAGGTGAAGCCGTGAAGACCGTCACCATCTATGGCGAACCCAAGGCCCAGCCTCGCCCTCGAGCAACCGCTCGGGGCGGGTTCGCGCGCGTCTACAACCCGACCTCGGCCGACCACTGGAAGGATGCAGTCACCTACCACGCCAGGGAACAGGGTGAGCCGTTCCTCGGCCCGGTCTCGCTCGAGATCCGGTTCGACATGCCGAGGCCGAAGCATTTGCGCGGGACCGAGCAGAAGCCGCACACGGTCAAGCCCGACATCGACAACCTGGTCAAGGCCGTGATGGACGCACTGACCAAGGCGGGCTGGTGGATCGACGACAGCAAGGTCTGGGAACTGAAGACCAGCAAGCAATACGCTGCCAAGGACGAGCCGTCCGGCGTCTTCATCCGGGCGACGGAGATCGAACCATGATTTATGTCGCGTGTCCGATCTGTGGCAGTGATTACACCCACCATGGTGACGTCGAGGTTTACGTCAGAGATCGTGAGGACGGTGAGTCGCAGATCACATTAGTCAACGCAAAGTCAAAAAAGACCGCACTGATGAGAGATGAACTAAAAGCCAACCCAAGCGGAAGAAGGGGAGGGATTCGGATTTGGTTTGAATGCGAGGCAGGGTGCCAGGAAACCTTCAGCATTACTTTTGCACAACATAAAGGTCAGACCGAAGTCTTCGGCCTGAAGTTGATCGAACTATGAGCGACCAGGTCGACGAGCTGCTGCGCGAGATCGAGACCCTGCGCGATGCTCTGAAGGGCCGCACGGTGTCGTGCTCGATGTGCAACTACACGGCGAAGCAGCGCGACGAGCTCATCGAGGCCGTGCAGCTGTTCGTCCGCCTCAACAAGGGCACGCACGGCCGGCAGTGGATCAAGGCCATGGACAACATGTGCAGGC